TTGAATGACCACCTCAAGAATTTTAAGTGGTATGCGTTTGGCACAACACCTGTCGAAATTGCTGACAGAGTAACATTTATATGTTCAACGGCACAATATGTTGCCAACACAGACTTTTCTAAGTTTGACGGTCACGTCAATCGAGGAATGAGAGAATTAGAACACAAAATCCTAGTGCGAGCATTCGACTCATCATATCATACTGATCTGATGAGAATACATGAAAACCAATACAAAACAAGGGCAGTAGGGAAACATGGCACACGATATAACACCAACTATACCAGACTCTCGGGTTCACCCGAGACATCCGCTTTCAACAGTATAGAGAACGCCTTTGTGGCCTACTGTGCCTTCAGAAACACACTAACTCGAACTCGAGACCAATACATCGCACCCATTGACGCCTGGTCCAAGCTGGGTATATATGGAGGTGATGACGGGCTCACAGCAGACCTACCTGAGGCAAATTATATTAGAATAGCACAGCTGCTAGGACAGAAACTAACTGTTGAACATATACCACGAAATTGTCGAGGAGTGAAATTTCTTTCACGCACGTTCGGACCTGACGTATGGCAAGGTGACCCTTCATCTTGCTGTGATTTGGTTAGAGCCATCGGCAAATTTCACGTCAGCAAAAAACAAACACGATTTGAACCCTGGCAACAACTGATACTTAAATCCTACAATTATTACCACACAGATTCACAAACCCCTATAATAGGTGATTTTGTCACAAAGGTAAAGGAGTTATCAACAATGAATGAAGACACTAACCAATTCTTTGAAAATATAGACACTGACCAACCTTGGACAGTCGAATACATTTCATGGTTTGGTTGGTACGCTTCAGATAACAACTGGCCGCAGTATAATACGCTGTGGATGGAAGATGAGGCAGGAGAATTTAAAGATAAATACCTCACGGATTATCTGGGATTACATAACTCAATAGCTAATGCAACATCCCTCACGGACCTCCTAAACTTACCAAAATTCTATTCTGACGACGCAGTCCAACAACACTTTATAGTCGATACACCCTATACTTACGAGATCAATGGCGAGATCTCAAGAGCTAAGGAACCTAAGATCGACAAACGCACTATCAAAACAGCGTCACCAGACACAAAGACTAAGAAAACCACACAACCATCAACAACCAAAAATAAGACCAGACGGGGTAAAAGAAGTCACAAATCGCAGGAGAATTCCAAGCGATTATTTAAGAAAAGTGACTCCAATCAGTAACAACTGCTTGGCTTTGACAACAACAATTACTTTATCGGCGCCATTTCGGGGCAATGGCGCTTAGTTTAAGAATTATAGAGTGATAAAGTATACAATTTAATAATAGTTAAACTAGAACAATATGGCAAAGAAAAATAAGAAAGTTAATAAACAACCTACACGTAGACAAAGGAGACCAAGAAGAAAGAATGCTAATTCGCATGCTCAAATGGTTAAGCACGTTTGTGCAGTCACTGATCCCTTCTGTGAACACGCAGAAGGAGCATACTCCCCCTGGGGTAGTAATCAACGTACAGTGCCTTTCACATTCAGAGGCTACTCAGCTTTCGGATCTGGAGCCGGAGGAGATGCCATCATCTACTTTGGAGCAGAGAGAGACGAGTACCTCTGTGGAGCATCAACAACTACTACTTTTGCACCAGCAGGAGTACTACCAGTACAAGTCGGAACAACACCTAGTTTCATCACACAAGCTAGATTAGTAAGCGCGGGTATCAGATGGTGGACCCCAATAGCAGCCACGTCAGCGGGCGGAGCTATTGCTGTCATTCCAATTACTGATCCTGTAGCATTGCTAGCAACTTCAACAACGACTGCGGAATTCACCAACACTCCAGGGACGGTTATCACGGACCTGAGACAACCAGGAACCTTTGTATTCTCACCACGTGAGTTGACCTACCGAGAATTCGGTACCATGGGCGCAACAACCACAG